CACATCCATTGTAATGTTTCTTCTGGCTTCATCTCCATTGACGCTACCAAACACCTGCGACCTCTAGCCATTAAATAAGTAAAAACATTACTCAGCAAAAGTGTCTTGCCGTGACCATTGATTCCTGACCATATTGATAACTGGCCCTGCCCTAGTCTCACAGCGCTATGAGTCTTTGACCAAGGTAGTTTATCGCCAACCAAACCACTGCCACCCTCCAACTGCTTTAGTAACCTATCGCCATAGGAATTAAATGCGCCAATTTCTTGACTCTCTTGCTTTCCAATAAAACCTAGTAACTCTTTATCCGTAATATCAATCTTTTGCATTTCTCTCTCCTAGTGTTTCCCATGCTTTTGCTGCTGTCTGCGGAACTACAGCATTACCTAAAAGTCTAATTCTGTCCACCCTATCGGCACACCCATCAACCACTCTACCCACTCTGGGTTCAGGCAGCCACTTGGCATACTCGGATCTTTTACCTTGGCGCACAAGTAACTCTTGTTGTCCATGTGCACCTGGCTTTTGCTTCCTACTGGCCCGCAATCCTTGTACTCGCTCGCTCTGGGAGTCGGCCAAGATATAGACTCGCTTTCTTTGGTGTGCTGCGCCAACTTCACGCGCTGAGAATATTCCCCACGTTGCTGCATAACCATCTTCTTCCAAGTCGCTGATGACGCTGGAGAGTCCAAGCGATATGTGTCCTTCGACATTCTCGAAAAAGCATCTATCTGGTCTGATGGTTTTAACATGCTCCCTAATTGTTGGCCACAAGTGTCTTGGATCATCTTCTCCTTTTCGCTGCCCTGCTGCTGAGAACGGCTGGCAAGGATACCCGCCAGTGATAATGTCAACTGCTCCTCGAAATAAGTGTGCTGGGAAGGTTTTAAGATCCGTCCAAATAGGAGCGGGATCCAGTTCACCCGCTTCCATCTTAGCAACCAGGTTCGCAATGGCGAAGGCTTCGATCTCCACATAAGCGATGACTCGATGCTCGACTCCAGCAAGCTCAATTCCTCTTTCGATTCCACCGTATCCGCTACAAAAGCTGATGACGGTTGGTAGTTCTTTGGTAGTACCCACATTACTCTCTCCTTAAACCCATATTGATGGTTCTTGCTGTCTGCTATCGCCTTTCTTAATCGTTAATACATCCCACTTATCCCTTAACTTCTTCGGACTCAGGATATTTGACTTCCAAAAATCATCGCTATTGGCGAACCTAAATAAACTTAGTATCTCGCTATGAGTACAGTTATCTTTTTCTCTCATCAACCTGATCTCATTAGCCCAAGATTCCATAGCTGGTTTTCGATGCTTTGGATTCAAGGTTAAGATCAAATTGTAGATCGTTTCTGCTGTTTCAAGATCACCATTTTCGTAGTGTAGGTTCTTTTTAGGTTTACTTATAGGTTTGCGTCCCATATTTGGTACTGCTTTTGGGGAAATTTGGGCCACCCCTTGTCCCATATTTGGTACTGCCTCTACCGCAAGGAAATACTGATTACTGGAACCCTCAACCTTAATTCTACTAAGCACTTCTTGATCACTTAAAACTCGCAAAGCCTTCAGTACAGTTTTTCTATCTAGCGATGTCTTTCTTGAGATGTAATTCACACTAGGATTACACTGGCCTGTATCACCATTATGACAATCTGATAGGCATAAAAGCACTAACTTCTCAGAGGAAGGCACTTGTATACCCCAAGCCCAGAATGTCGCCTGTGCGCTCATACAGAGCCTCTCAGGGCCATAAACGATGCTAGTTCATCGTTCTTATCTTCTTTTGTCTGCTTCAATCCTTTTTCTCTCCTGCTCTGCACTATATCTAAATGCAATTCGTGATAACCAATAGGTTTTATCCTGCGTTTAATGTGAGATTCATACCCATCATCGGGAAATAACTCGTGATACTTCATTCCAACGCTATCAATAACTTCATTAGCACCACAGCCAGACCAGCACTTGATTAAGATTTTGCCATTGTCTGCCTCATCGATACAAAGTGAGGGGCTTTTGTCATCGTGTGAGGGGCATAATGCCACCCAACTTCTAGTGTGACCTTTCCTAGCCTTGACTTCCTTGGCGTGATTAAGTTTTGACACTAGCTTGTCTGCTGACATACCGCACTCCTTAGCTCCTTAACTAATTTAAACTCTCTAGCTCTAGTGTCAGGAACATCTTCTTTCCACTGATAGACAGCCTGGACTTTACAATTAAAGTATTCAGCCACTTCCATTGGTGAACCGAAAAACTCTACTAACTCTTCGTAACTTACTTTCATACATACCTCCAATTGATGTGAGCGATTAATGTAATCCAGCTTACACAGAATAGCAAGCGTTTTGTTTATTACAAATCGTTAATTGTTTTTTTAAATAAATTAAACTATAGTTCGTACTCAGTTCTGAGGAGGACAATCACATGAATAACATTCCAGATAATCCCGCACGAGTAGCACCACCAGAATCACCTAAAGGTTTTTCCATTGATGAAGCTAAGTTTGATTTCTTAGACAACTACTTAGACTCAGATGATATATCCACTCCGTTTCATGCCGCTTTAGAAGATGTCGTTTTTGGAAACGGTTTTCTTCATGCTTGGCTTCGTAAGCTTTATACAGTAAAACGTGATGAAGTAGAGCTGGATATGAGAGATCTTTTAAAAGATGTTGTGTCTGACTATGTTGAGGAGAACTTATGAAAGTTAAAAGCTTAGCAGAGAATGGTCTTACTGGCTCTGACATTGGTGACGCTATGTCTGCCCTAGCTCAAGAAGGCTGGCTTGAGTATGACCTAATGGCCACTATGAATAACTACATGAAGGCTAACGACTTTGTTAATGGTTATGCGTTTGCAAAGCATGTAGAAGGTTTAGCTTTAGAGTTGTGGCGAACAGAGCAGAAAGCTATTGCAGAGCGCAACGCTGACAAGGAGTTACCATTTTAATGACTCCTATCGAAGCAGATTTCAATCCGGTAAACCATGAGCACCGAGGTGTTAGGTACGAGAAGCATTCTAGGAGGTTAAGGTCTGGAACTAATCGCTTTATATCTGATGCAAGTTGCCACAAGTGTGGATCTTACACTAGAGTCTGGGTAAGCAAAGGCAGTACATCTAAGTGCGTAGCTTGCAAACAGGAAGCGCAAAGAAAGGTTATTGCAAAGAAAGAAGTCAAAGCAGGCTATGTAGCTGTAGATATTGAGAAGCGCAGGGCTATAGAAGCTCACCAGGAAAGAGCAAATGAACACTATAACGATCTCTAATTAGCTAACGATTATATATAGGTATAGATATGGCAAATGAATACGGGCTTGATCATGATTATTTTCGTAAAAAGCTAAAGCTTGTCGTTAGGGATTCAAAGATGTATACGCCTGACGAAATGTTTAATGAGTTATCAAGATTAGTGGTGGTTGCAGCACACCAAGCAAATCTTGATGTACTGATAACAACTAAACCGTCATCTGAACACTATAACGATCTCTGAGGAGGGATAATGGCTATATATATTTGTGGTTATTGTGACGGCATGAAAGACGATGATTATAATCCGCCAGAAGAGCTGGCTAATTACGACTTGGTTTGTGAGGATTGTAATGTCAATTATTTTAATGAAGAAGGAGAGGAAAATGAACAAAGCTAAAAGAAACGCTAGAGCAAAACACAAAGCTCGTCTAATTGAATTAAATAAAGCCAGCATCAAGAAAAATGGATTTGGCATCTATCGGGGCAACAAACAAGCATATGAACTTGACCTAGGGAGAATGTAATGAATAAATCAGAAAGTATAAGTAATTTAGCAAAAGCGTTATGTAAAGCGCAGAACGAAATGGGCGGTGCGGTTAAGGATGCAAAGAATCCGTTCTTTAAATCTAATTACGCCGATCTTACAGCGGTCATAAAGGCAATCAAAGAACCGTTTGCCAGTAATGGTTTATCTTACTCGCAGTTTCCTGTTACATCTGAAGGCGGTGGAGGAATAGGTGTTGTGACTGTGCTAATGCACTCTTCAGGCGAATGGCTAGAGTCAGAGTTCTACTTGCCCCTAGCTAAGAAAGATCCGCAAGGCGGTGGTTCAGCGATTACCTACGCTAGACGTTATGCTTTACAGGCAATGGCTGGCATTCCTACAGCGGATGATGATGCAGAGGCTGCGATGATGCGGGGAAAGTCACCGGTGAAGTCAAAGGAGCAACTGTACGTACAGGAGAAAACAAAAGAGCAACTGTGTGGGTTAGCGGTGGATCTCCACATTGACTCTCTACAGTATATCCGCAGGATGCTTATCGATCCTACAAGCGATAATGTAGCGTTAGCTAAAGAAGCCTTTGGTGAGATACCAGAAGAAGATCAGCGCGCTATGTGGGTAGCGCCAAGCAAGTGTGAAACAGCATTTTTAACAACCGAAGAACGTAAATTACTTAAGGGAGCATAAAAAATGATTAAATTTAGCTATACAGTGCCAGAAGATGAAGGATGCTATACAGCAATGAGGTCTATTGAGATGTCCGTCAATTGCGATGCAAACCTATACGAAATTATTGAGGTGTTTAGTGACTTTTTAAAGGGTAGTGGGTACGCTTTTGATGGTCGAATTGAGCTAATATCTAAAGAGGAATCTGAATCTGAAGATAAAGCCATGCTTCAAGCAATGGCAGAGCATTACTTTAATTTGTTTGAAAAAGAAGATAAGTCGAATCAAAAATATCAACCAGAAAAGGGTACAGGACTATGAATGAAGAAACCGGCGGTTACATATTAATGGTTGCAGTTATAGTGTGTCTTGCAGCTTGGGTTACGCATATAATTCACTGTTTAGTGTATGCAAAATACTTACTGCTCATTGCTGGAGGATTTATATTCCCAGTAGGAGTTGTTCACGGTATTGGCATTTGGTTTGGAGTCGGGTGGTAATATGTGGAACTATAGAATTGTGAAAATAGGCAACGAAATATCTATTAAAGAGGTGTTTTATGAAAAAGGTAAGCCTATAATGTACGGGCCTGCTAGTCTTTCTATAGATTTAGATTTGGAAGAGCCGGTCGAAAATGAAGCATGTCACATCGCTACAATGTTAACTTATATGACGGGTGCAATTAACGCACCAGTATTAAATGAAAATGATTTCCCAACTGAAACTATGCACTAGGAGAGAACTATGACTGATTATGATAACAACAACCGAGGCGCTATCTGGAAAAATGAAGATCGCAAATCAGATAAGCATCCGCAATACAAAGGCAGCATTACTGTTGATGGCGTAGACTACTGGCTAAGCGCCTGGATTGGCAATAAGGATAATCCTAAAGCTCCTGCTTTAAGTTTAAGCGTTCAGGCTAAGGATGAACAAGCCAAACCTGCTAAAGCCGCTGCAACACCAGCAGATGACTTTGACGATGATATGCCCTTTTAGTAATGGCCGCTAAAAAGAAAGCGAAAACTTCGCAAGAGTTACGTAAGGAAGCACTCAAGCTTATTCAGAAGCTGGTTAGGTTGTTGGAATCTGATGACAATGGGTATTGTACTTGCGTAACCTGTGGAGTTACAAAGAAGTGGAACGAAGGGATGCAAGGCGGTCACTTTATCCCCAAAGGCTCTAGCAGTTATTGGGCTTTAGAGATTGATAACATTCATCCTCAGTGCGCTTATTGTAACCAATTCGGTATGGCTCATGGTGTTGCTGCTCAGAATTATACAATTTACATGCAAGAACTTTTTAGCAAAGAGTTCGTTGAGCAAATGCTTGCAGACGCAAAGAAGCCGAAGAAGCTTTACGCTGCTGACTATAGAGATATGATCGAAGATTTTAACGAACGAATACTTAGACAACTAGAGAGAATAGGGCAATGATTTCAGTTATTAGCATTACCGCAGATGATCCAACTTCACAAAAGGCTTTGATGGCAGAGTATTTACCGGAAGATAAGACTTTAATTTTAAGTATTGATGGGTACGAACAACCTTACACGTTTACTATAACTGATAGCGCAACAGCTATGACTATAGGTAGTTTCTTATGTGAGTGCGGGATTGACATTGAGGAGCTTGAGGACGTGCTTGATAATCTTGTAACGGATCTATAGGTTTACTTACGACATTGGGGAGTTGAACCTCCTTGGGTAGCGCTGGCCTACCTTATCCCCAAAGCCAGCTACTAACTAATTAGCGAGAGATATAATGACTGATAACGTGAATCACCCGGCACACTACACCAAAGGCGACATAGAGACTATCGACTACATCGTTGATGTTCTTGGCACACAAGGCGCTATAGACTACTGTCACGGCAATGTAATTAAATATACTGGCGGTAGGCTTATGAACAAAGGAAACTGCATAGAGGATGCGCAGAAGGCCATCTGGTACTCTAATAAGATGATTGAGTTGCTAGAGAAGAAACATAAAGATGACGACGAAGAGTATTTAAACTACTATACTCGTACTGTTAGTACCAATCCGGCGTTCAAAGTAAACTACTAGAGGTAATTATGGGTAAAGGATCGAAGCCAAGACCTATTGATATAGGCAGAGAAGAGTTCAGTAAGAAGTTTGATGGGATAGATTGGAGTAACACGAAGGAAGCTTCTTTAGAAAAGAAAAAAGCCTCCAAGAAGAATGAAAATAAGATTCTTCCCAGAGGCCGTAAAGGTTAAGTTAGATTCTTGTAGATGATAGCCTCTCCTCTTCTCTCTGATCTTTTCTAAGTGTAAGATTAGATTGAATACCAGACATTATTAACCACTGATTAAGCATTCCCGCAGCCTCATCAGGATTTTTTAATTTAGGCAGAGTGTTTTTATAAGAGGCAAAAGCTGCTGGGTTAGTTATCATCTCTTGGATTAAGGCATCAATAGCTTCTCTTGGAAGCTGCTCTAAATAAGTTTGCATAAGCTTACTACCAACACCAGCCATAATTAACGGACTACCAGCAACTCTTTTACCAAAGTTAGCACCCATGACCTTACCTATGGTGCTTAATAAAACTGAGTTTAGGTGCTGATCTTTTGTTACTGGTACTGATGATCTATCAAGAACCTTATCAACGTCATCAAAAACACCTCTTATTAACTTTGTCTGTTCTTTCCCAAATACCTTTTCCAAGCTTGGATATAATTTATTACGATTAGCAACCTTAGAAATTGCATTGCTTTCAATTAATCTATCCATAAAAGCTCTTTGCAAACCAGCAAGCGCTTTTCCTGTTGGATCTTGTGACGCTTCAATTACAAGGCTTTCTACCGCATCGCCTGGAGCTTTAACTCTGCCAGAAATAATCTTATCGATAACTCTATTAGTGTCAAGTCCTGGAGCTACCCATAAGGCTACAGCGGTATCCTCTAACGCTGCAAGGCTCTCTTTATTTACAAGCTCTGCTAACTCTGCCGACTGGCCAGACTCTAGCGCAGCTTCTATTTTCTGTCTTGCTTCTGGGAAGCGTCTTAAAAATGGAGCATTGTTATCAAGAAACTTTTGTGCAGCTTTAACGCTTACAGTTGCATCGCTATTAACAGCAGATTTAGCAAAGCTACTTAGAATAACTTGCTCTGTACCTCCAATGATTCCGTTGTCGGCTAACGGGCCAAGACCCATTTCAGCACCAGCTACTTTCAATATCTGATCAGCAGTTTGAGCGCCTCTTTCTTGGCCTACAAGCATCTTGTTGGAAATTATTTGAGATATATCATCCTTTGCATCAAAGAAAGTTTTGTCAAACATTTCGTGCATGTTTCTTGTGAAGTTTGCAGCCTCATCGTAAGCGCTACCTGTAGAGCTTGCCATAATCTCGTCAAGAATTATTGCCTGAAGATCTGAAGCAAGCTTCTTATGAAACCCGCCAGTTTTGCCCTCAAACGCCATCTCTCTAAGTTTTGCTGTTATAGCTGATCGCATATCGATAAGCTCTTTAACGTCAACTTGGCCAGCAGGAACTCCACCCAAGCTTTTTGATAAGCCAGGACTTTTTGATGCAAGCTTTTCAAGGTCGCTAATAATCTTATCCATACCTTTAACAGATTCATCTTTTCCTGTTAAGGTACTAAAAGCTTCAGCTCTTGCTTGCTTTAATTTAGTAAGTACTCTTCTAGCATTAACCGTTGCATTGCCAACTTCAGACCATAGACTTTTCTCTATTGCACTTTGAGCGCCAGTTATGCCATCCATATCTCTCATGAACTCAATATTAGCTGTCTCAAGATTCTCATATTTTGACCCAGCAGAGTTTAAGTTATGCTCTGCAAGGTTCCTAGCCTCAGCAAGTTGCCCGTTAAGGTTGGCTTCAGTAGCGGCAATTCGTGCATTAAAGTAAGCCTGAGTTGATGCCTCCACTCCCTGACCGCCAATATCATTTAGAACCGTACCAAAATACTCTAACGAGTCTCTATCAAGTTCATTAAGGGCAAACTTAAAGTTTTTAATATTTAGCCCTTTCTCAAAAGACAAAAGACCTCTATCGCCAGTAAGAGCGCCCAAGCTAACAGGGAACTGTTTTCCAGATGCCAAATACTCTTGAGCAACCTGTAACACTCGCTCTGGATCTGTTGCATGTTTTAATATGCCGTCAATAGCCATACCTACTTGACCATCTGTGCTCACCATTTGATTCAGCACTTCGGTTTGCTGTATTCCTTTTTGCTTAAACCAACCTCTAATGCCTATTGCGCTAGGAAACACAATGGATGCGGCACTCATAGCTAGTGGATCGCCATTTGATGCAAGCCCAGCACTTGTTCCTGATATTGCTGATAAGGCAGTCCACTTATTTTCTGCCGCAATAGATGCGGGGTTAGCTGCCGTTCTAACAAAACCATTCGGAGTTTTTGTTGTAATTTGAGCATTTCTAGCAAGGTCTGCTCTTGATCTTGGTATTAACCGGCCCTGTTTAAGAAACTCAGGAAGTTGCAGTCCTTGTTGGATAGGTATCGAGTTAGCTGCTGATTTCAGTGAGTTTATAGCCCCACCAGACACTAAACTAGTACCCGTTAATCCGCCAGAAGCAATCTCTAAGCCAAACTGATATGGAGCAACTTTTTGACGTTGCGCTTGATTAAGAAAGATTGAGTTAGGATCTTGCTTTAATCTTGCTTGGGCATCCTTCTCGCTCATCATACTTGTATCTAAAGAGAATTCTTGACCAGCTAATATATCTTCGTCAGCTAAACCTAAATCAATGGCTGTCTGCTTTCCTGCCGCTATTATGTCAGTCGCAAAAGGAGATTTTTTTGATTTGTCGCCAATACCATAAAGCTCTGCGGCAATTTCTGATGGGAAGCCCATATAGTAGGGTTCACCTTCAACGCCTGGAAGTTTACTTGATAGCCAACCAGCAGCATTAAAAGCTAATGGGCCAAGGTCTAAAACAGAAACAATACCTTTTACAGCAGCTTGGTTTAGTGACGCTAAGTAATCAGCAGGCGCTCCAGGGAGTCTTTCAAGGTCTCTTGTTAGGTCGCTTGATTCTTTGTCAGCTACGCCAGATAGTGGGCCACCAAAAGCAGGTGCAGTTGGGACTACGCTAGGTCGATACCCTGCCTGTACTGTGGGAACGCTTGCAGGTAGATCTTGTCCAATGCCAGCCTCAGCTTCAGCTCTATCAATTCCTTGAATAAGAGCTTCTGCGTTTATTAACTGATCTCTTTGATTTATACTTACATCGCCAGACTCTTCAGCGACAACAAACGGATCGTTGGCGTTAAAGTCTTCGCCCATACTGAATCCTGTAGCTGAAGCCTCATTTAACCCCGATGTTTCTGAAAGAAAGGGTATAGCTTGATCTTCTTCGCGTTTTAAATCATTTGCCATTAGTACATTTCCATCCCGTTATCTTTCATAAATTGTTCTGCATTATAATCTCTAGCACCAGATCTTTCTTTGTATGCTTCAACATAAGCATTAACTACATCTTTAGTGTATAACTTGTTGTTCTGTCCTAATATATAACCTTGATTCTTTAGTGCTGGATCAGCAGAAGGGAACCAAGTTTTAAGAGCGTAGTCGGCATTATTATTTAAGTAACCCTCTTTTCCAAATGTTTCCATATCTTGAGCTTGTAAGGGTAATCCTTTTTGAATATAAGATACCATTGTATCACTTGCGAACTCTAATGATGCTGCGGTTCCAGCCGTAGTACCCATTTCTGGGTTTCTTCTATTGTACGCTGAAGCTGTAGTGGCAAGGATTAAAGGTATTCTAGTTGTAACAAATAAATCTTGAACTTGATCTTGGTCTAAAGCTAAGGGTATTTTAAAAGCGTCTCTAACTATAGGCCACTCAGTATTAGATAAAGGTTTAAAGAATCTTGTCTGAGGCAATGCCAATCTGGTACTTAACTCGTTTGCTTTTCGATATAACAACCTAGTTGGGGCTTGCTGAGCAAGATTGTAAAGAGGGCCAAGAGTGTCACTTTCAAGGATTGATCCTTCAAACTTCCCTGAAACATCTTTATAGTTTGGAGAGAATATAACCTCACCAATTGTGTCAACAATATCCTGCTCTGCATCAACACTGCCAATGAGTTCGCTCATCCACTGCTTATCCATTGTGCCTACTTCTAATTTGCGCTTGTTTAATGCAGTTTTTGCGCCACCACTTCCCATGCTAAAAGTTACCACCCCAGAATCAGGGTCTCTCATCTCTATCACTTGCCCACCACTACCAGCGGCAAGTCTTCTTTGATCTGCAATCTGAGAGTTGTTAAGCTCAATTTGAGCTAACGCTTCTGGAGTTCCAAGCTTTGTTAGTTGTGCGTTTTCAGCTCTTATGCCTTTAATTGAATCATAAGCTTGAGTAACTTTGTTGCCAGTTACACCAGTAGATTTTTCATAATCTGCTTGTATTTGAGCAGCAAGTGAGTAGTCTTTATTATTTATTGCGTTTTGAATTTGTTGCTGAGCTTTGCCTGCATCTGACATTTGTGAGAACGCAGTCTTCTGCGCCGCTACTTCAAGAGCGGTTTTCTTTTCTACTGCATCAGCTTCCGCTTTAGCAATAGCTGCTTGATCTGACTTTTCCTGACGATCAAGAGCCATTAAATCTTTAGTGAACCCTAACTCTGTATTAAGGTTAGTCGCCTCTAAACCGAGTGCTGCTTGTTGAGCTTTTGCTGCTTGAGACGCTACATCAAGTTCTCCTTGACGAGCTGCCTGCATACCTTGTACGCCAGCACCTAAAGCGTGACCAATACGCTGAGATAGATCCTGAGTACCACCGCTAGAAAGCAAAGATAGTCCTGCGTTAATGGCAAACTGTCTCTGACCTGCTCCTGGATTCTTAAACGCATCCATGAAGCCTTGACCTTCGTTTAGAAAGCGCTGTCTTGGTCGTTTTGTAATAGCCTCTGTTGATGCTTGAAGAGCTTCTTGTTGAGCTAGAGCATTCTGCCTAAGCTGCGCTTGCTGGGCAATCAACGCTTCCCTAGAACCTAAAGCTGGCTGCTGCGGCACTACAGGAGCTACAGAAGGAGCGCCTTGCGATGCTTCAAATGCAAGTCGTTCTGCTCTAACTGGATCTACAGCTTGCACTGGCATATCAGAAGTAGCCTGACCAGCACCAGCCATTGCTTGATTAAGTAAAGCTTGAAATTCTAATTCTTCTTGTGTAGCCATAACTTAAAATCCGCTGTGTAATGTTAGCTTTTGTAATTGACGCAATTTATCTTCGTCATCTAGTATAGCTCTTTCTTCCTCAAACAAGCCTTTAGGAACAAAAGAAGGTTCGTTACCGCCAGTCATTGCTAACCTTTCTTCTATAGAAGGTGGTGCTGGCATACCTCCGCCTTGCTGGATGGGAGCGGCATATACTGGAGCTTGTTGTGGCTGTTGTTGACCGCCACCGAGCATAGATGATGCAAACATTGCAGTCTGCATGGGTTTTTCTTTTACTACCGCTTTAAACTTATCCAGACCTGTAAGTGGCGCTGTAACTGTAGAAGGAGCAGCGCCCAGAGATGTAGACAATCCTGCGGAAGGAGCTGCCAAGCTTGTCGTTGCCGCTGGAGCCGCTACACCTAATGCTTGAGTTGGAACAGCTAGGCCGCTTGCTGCGTTAATAGATGCTGCTTTGGCCGCTTCTGCTGATGCTGAACCAGCAAGACCGCTAGTAGCCGAGCTTAAGGCTGAGGTTGCTGCTGATCCGCCAGTTGCTGCCGGAGCTGCTGCTGCACCTAAGCCGCCAGTAAGTGCGCCTAAAGTACCGCCAAGTAATGCGCCACGAAGACGATCATCTGGGTTTGTTACTGCGCCAACGCCAGCACCTATAAGCATTGGTATTAGAAATGGGAGTGCCATAATTTATCCTATTAGTAACACCACAATACGGGTGTAGTTTCTCTTATATCTACGTGTACGAAGCTCTTTGCTACGCCTATTCCTGTGAAGCCCAGTTTAACAGCGTGTTCCACAACTGCCATTCTTTGCGCTCCACTTGTTACTTTTATATCTGCTGCAATGCCTTGAGCGTGAGTTCCAGGTTTAGACTTCTTAGCCTCAATGCTGTGACTAGGATCTCTATAACCAGAAGTAATGATAAAAGGAAACCCGCAGGCTTCCCTTAGCTCATCTAGCTTTGAAACAAACTTAACATTAATACCGTTAACGCCTGTTTCTTGGCAATCAAAATCTTCTAACTTAAAGTATTTAAACATTAAGACTTCGCTTTAAATATAGTTGGGTTGTTTTGTTGGCCTGCTGCAAGCTGATTCATACCTTGACTCGACATATTCGCAAGCATACTACCACCTTGACCACCTTGACCACCTTGAGCCGCTAATCCTGGCTGTGCGCCAAAACCAAAGGCATTAAATTGTGGCCCCATTTGTCTTTGCCCCATTTGAAGCTGCTGGAGAATTAGTGGGTTAGCTCCCATTGCTGCATTGAATCTTGCTCCTTGCTCACTGCGCTGTCTAGCTGCATTTGCCTGCATCTTATCTTGCATGGGGCCAGAAGACATATCAATACCACCTAAAAGGCCTTTAAATGGATTGTCGAGTTTATATTCTGTATTATCTCTTGCAGCCTGCATTGCTTGGAACCTATCGTAGCCTGCTGGTTGACCGCTATTTCTATTTCTATAATTTTCTGTTGCTTGTAACCAGATCCCTTTTGGATCCCCCTTAGCAGCCATTGCTTTACTTAACGCTTCCATACCAATCTTCTGACCATGAGTGCTATTAACGCCATCTCTAGCAGCCTGCATTGCTTGGAACTTATCAAAGCCACTCATTCCTGCTTGAGTCTGACCTAATGCAGGATTCTGGCTACGATTGGCCATCATCTCGTTAAATCTGTTTTTCCCTGCGTCCATGCCAGCAGTAGTCTTTGACCATTCTTCAAAGGCTTTTTTATCTTTGCTACTGTTTCCGCCACCTAAGCGTCCACCTGCTGTTGTTTGTGGCTTAGAAAACATTGTGCTGCCAGTTTCAGCCTCATACCGCTTTTGCATGTCGGTCAATTCTGGAGCGTTATTACTGTTACTATGCAAATTTGGTGACCAACCCATTACGATCCACCTCCACCGCCAAATAGACCATAAGTTGCCAATCCAGCACCCACTGCTGTAGCTGCATTATTGCCACCGCCACCACCACCAGAAGTATTGCTAATTGAGCCAAGGTTAACTCCCGTAAGGCGGCTACCCAATCGATCAAGCGCAGTCTCAGGAGCTTCCTGCTCGAATCTAAAGCGCTCTCTATCAGCGTCAATAAGGGCTTGATCGTAAGCATTCTGCTGAGCACCAACAGCAGAGACAGTCCTAGCAGGCGCTAAAAGGCCGCTCTGGACGTTGCCAAGGTTCTGAATGGCATTCTGTTGATTACGCAAGATAGCCTGTGTAGCGGCTCCTGCTGTAGCCTCAGCAGCACTCTGCTCTTGGATGCGCTGTCGATCACCACCAAATGCGCCCTGTTGGATAGCTTGACTGCCAATTCCAGGAAGGATCTGGCCTTGCAAGTTAGCAACTAATGGATTGATAATGGCTTGGCTTTGATCTGAGTTAGGATCGAACGCTGCACTCAAGTTCTGAGCAGCTTGCATTCCAAGACCGCCTTGAATACCGGCAGCATCAAGACCTAGCTGTTGACCAGCTAAAGTGTTAAAGCTTTGATCCGCTACTGTCTGACCTGGATAGAATTGTTGTGGGCCAGCATCAAATGCAGCCTGAGACATACCAAATAATTCAGTTAAAGCCTTTTCCTGCGCTGGAAATGGTTTAGTTGTTGTTGTTGTATCTGCTGGTGTACTGCTGCCGCCTTTGCTCATGTTATTCCTCGTACTCTTTAATTAATACTTGATATGCTAATTTAAATTCTGGGTATATTTTTGTCCAACCAACTCTTCCAGGAACGACTGTGGCTTCTGCCCCTTCAGCCTTTCCCCACTCTTCTAGGTTGTCCATAATCAGTTTAAAATCCTTTACTTGATTTGCATCTCTAGCTCCTGCAAACGGGATTTCTAAAATTGTTTTTTGTGGATACGTAACTATCCTTGTGGTGCATACAAAATCTACAGTGTCGCCAAATAAAACCCACAACTCTTGTTTTCTTTCTTTTAGAATTAAGTATAAATCGTTAATATCTATCCCACCCTCTGAATAGACTATTGCCTTATCAAGTAATGGCGCGCAAACATTCCAAACTTTATCAATTTGATCTGTTTCTAACTTTACTAAATTCTTTTGCATCTATCTCTCTTTATACTTTAGCTTGCGTAATTATCCAATTTGATCCATCTGAAAATATTGTTATTGCCTCAAACTTTCTATTAATGGTAAAGGTCTGAGCGTCATCAATTAAAAAGCCAGAACCTGCATCCAATATAATTCTATTAGACCCAAAAGTAGTGTCGTCTGAAATAAACTGAATAGTTCTAAATGACTGATCAACTGGAGAAGGTAGGTTCAATGTCCATGACCCTCCGCCAGTATTACTAAGCAGAACAAAGTCATTGCTTTGAGTGTAATTAACAACAGCTCCACCAGCCTCTGTAACAGTAAAAGGCTCCATATCCTCACTAGCAAAATGTATCCACCCAAGAATACCATCTACGTCTGGGTTCACATAGTCGTAGCGGTAAAGACCTCTAGTCGTATGGTTGCTAAAATCAGTAGTAGTTCCATCGGAATACATAACCATTCCAATCTTAGGGTTTGCCACTGGTGACGCTTGAGGAATAAAGGTTAACAACGTCTTCATGTCATCAATCCTTTGGTTAAGCCTTCTTAGCTCATCCTCAATAACTGGTCGGTTGTACTCCGCTGGAAGATTAGCCATTATCGCTCACCTTCCATTCGACCTTGAATCACTAGGTTAGTAATTGTCCAGTTATCAGCAGAGCCATTAGTTTCGATCTTAATGGTAATGTATCGACCAGCAGCTCTAATTGGAAAACTCTTAAATGTGTCGTCAATAATAAAGCTATCTTTTTGTAAGAATGTTGGAGTGGCATCAATAGTGCTTGAGAATCCAACAGAAAGTGTTGGGTTTCCAGCTCCCTCTTTACCTACTCGAATGGCTGATATTTCTTTAATACGATCTGCATCATTAAGATCGTGAGCTTTAGTGATTGCAAATACGCTGGCATTAGCTAATGTCGGAACATTGCCTTCTCTATAAAAGTTACCAATAGAATCTGCCGATAAAGCTGTATGAAATATACCTCTATCTAAATAGCAAGATATAGTCTGGTCTCGCATTCCCCACTGACCAGTCTTGTAGTTGTAATATATTTCTTTAGTTATACTTGATTCATTTAAAGGGACAGCCCAAACAACTTCATTTTCTTTTGAGTTATCAAAGCCGTATACCTGAGCAAGCTCATTATCAGCCGCATTATCCCTAAAGAATTGATTCATACCGCTTTCACGGCCAATCATTTTCACAGAAGATCCATCGGTAACAAAAAATCCATCTCTGCTTAATCCGTAGTTTTGACGACCAACAGAAATAACTGAGTTAGGAGACACTGCTCCAACGCTACCCTCTAACGCTACTTGATAACCAAAGATGTTAGGCAAGCCAACATAATTAACTACAAACATCTGAGTTTCTGTGTAAACCGCTAAGCCAGTACCTAATTGGCATACACAACGTATGGGAGTCTCTGCTTCACGAATTAACAAGCTACCAGCGGTGTTTGTTGCTAGTGCACCCCAAACGTCTAGGCTATCTGCGCTACACCATGCAAAGCTTGTACTGTAGTCTACAGCGCCCTTAGTGTAGTTAAACGCAAGCATGTGCGGGCCTTGACGGTGGAAGCACTCTAGCGAATCAAAGTCGATGTCAGGGACGGTTAAGGTTGCAGTTGCTGGAGTTGTACCGCCAGAGAATGTAACCACATCTCCATTTGCGTAACCAGAACCAAAGTTTGTTATTTTAAAATCAACAATTGCAGTTGCATTAACTTTTGTTACTGTAGCAGTTAATCCACTACCACCACCAGAAGATACAGTTGTGGTCAGGGTGTCACCTACATTGTAATTAGTCCCGCCTGTATTTGTTGATAGGATTGTTGCGCCGCTGACTTGATCGTTGTGGAATGTATTAAAGTTTACGTTGTTCTTTTTAATTACCGGTTTGCTTGATCCTTTTGCACCAACAACAAACGAGCCAAAGGTTTCAAAATCCCACTGGTCTGATTCGTTTACAGCTTCATCCCAAGTTGTTTGCGAAGCGTCCCAATTGGTTTCACCTAGCAATACTGTGGCTCCAGCAGCGCTGTAAGTTTCATCGCCCGATGCAAAGCCAATTACACTAATTGTATATTCGTCTACTGGGAATGATCCTGTTGGATAGTTAGCTACTTGAATCCCGTTTGGATCTACAGTGCTAAAACCTAATCCTTGAGCGGTAAAGGTAATACCAGGAATTAACCCATGAGGAGTTGTTGTTCTTATTGTTAAAGTACCTTGTGACCTGCTTGCTGAAGCTATAGATATTGTTTGACCTACATCCCACTCTGTTCCTTGCGATGTGCGAAGAAGGTTATATCCAGTGCCTACAGTGTTAAAGGATGAGGATAATGCTGGAGTAGCTAAAGGATCAGATAGTACATACGAATATATATTTCTAAGATCACCTATGTACGCAACCTTTGTACCAAACTCTCTTGTCGCTGTAATTCCTCGTACTGGAGTGTTAGAGCTTTGTGGGGCTATCTTGTAATCATGTACAAGTTCTCGACCAGCCTTTCTTCGCATACCAAACTCAGTATACTGTACACCGTTTACAGTTTCCCAAAATGGAATCTGTCTATCAAATCGTTCTGGGTATACGCCAGTCTTTAGAAGATCAGAAGCATCTATCTTAAAACCACCGCCTTTATCAGTTTCAAATGGCATTGACTAATCCTATGGAGTGACTACACGTTTCCAGATATAAGTGGTTATGTATGGCTGCAAGTTGTTGTGTGGTGCATCGCCAGTTACATCATTATCTGTTCCGCTACCGTTTCCAACTCTCGCATCAATCATATTTGAACTTGGAGCGTGAGTAGGATTTTGGTAAGCATCACTGACCGGACGAGCTATAATATATCTATTATCATCGCCACCTCTGGAGAAATGATAAGCAGAACTAAATCTAGAATCGCCACTTATATAGTTTTGATTTGATTGGCTTGAGATTACAAACTGATGATGCCTATGCTGCGCCATTTCTTCGGCAGTAAGGTTATGAACAGTCTCACCAGCTTCAAACTGAGACGTGTGAAAGGCTTCGTTTGAGACGCGAATATCTGTTCCCGTTAAATTAGCAGCAGTGCCAGCCCCAGGAGCATCATAAGTAATTACAGACAAACCATTAACCGTAGCTGCTGAAGTTACTTCAAATGTTCCGTTTGCAGAAGCATTATCAAAGCCAGTAACTACAACATTGTTTGTTCTTGACAGGGTATCTTTGTAATTAAAATTGATTGTTACAACATCACTAGCCGCACTAGCAGATGCAACCCCCTCGCCAGCGTCAACACCTACAATGGTACGACCTGCCGCATATGCTTCCCAAGTACCAAACGTAATCCCGCTAAAGAAGTAATCAGCATCGCCTGGGTTTGCAGAGTTAGTAGTTGTTAATAGCCCGCCTACTGGATATAAACCACCAAGCATAGCCTCAAACAATTTATTTTGAGACGAGAATGGAGAAGGAAGATTTAAAACCAACCAATAATCATTTCCCGAGTGATATACAAACTCGTAATAACCGCCAGCAACAAGATCGCCAATAGCTAAGTCTGTGTTATCACTTTTCTTTATTGGTACATTGCTAGTACTATTTACATTAAGTGTTGGGGTCTCGCTTGTTGTTGTGGTTGCAATTTGAATTAAAACTCTAACACCGTCAACTAAAGAAAATGTTGGGACATTTCCAAACTGAGCAGATATTTCATTTGTTCCGGTAGACTCTACCTTGTCAGTATTTGCGCGTAATAATCTGTTAATTTCATCGGCAGCAAATCCAAAGTTATCTCTAACGCTAGAAGTTGTGGCCGTACCTGCTGTTGGATTAGTTCTTACTATTTGTGAAGTCATTAGACTAACGGGCCTCCATTGGCTGCTATACTTTCGTCTTTAATTCTACCTAGTCCTAAATTACCAGAGTCTTTGCGGTTAATATCTTGTATTGCATCAAGAAACTTTTGCTGAAAAAATGTAACCCTTGCATCATCTTTTAAGTAAATATATGCAAACATTAAAGATCCCATTAAAATTGCTTCTGGGTAAGTTAATGTTTCTTTATCTGCTCTTATACTTGCATTTAAAACAGTATCTGATGGTGCGGCAGGCGCACCAAGACCAACAAAATACTCTAAAATTCCTGAAGTATTTACAGCTTCTGGAAAACTTAAATAATAATAAGTGTTAGATTCTAAACGCGAGATTAGAACAATGTCCCAAACTCCATTAGGGTTTACTTCGCTATAGTTTGTTATACCTTTAATTTGTATTCTATCGCCAACAGTAGTAGTAGTATCAGATGGTAAATTTTGCACGTTAAGAACTATAGCTGGAGTTACAGTGTTATTAATTAGCAAGTTGTTTTTTGAATACATCTGAAGAATATTTGTCTGTGGAGACTCTAATGCGCTTTGATCTTCGTATACAGAAAAGGTATTTCTTATTCTATCGTTTGCTCCATCATCATACTGTATGGAAAACGAATCTCCGGAAGATGGATTTGGCCCAATGTATATGTCTTCTCCAGAAACGGCATAAACTGTTGAGACTCCACTCGTTGATGATATGTTTCTGTATTCACTATAAGATACTGGAGATAAAGCTCTTCCGTTTGAGTCTGTGATTGACACTATAGAGTAAGCTCTTAATGGAGATTTAATGCTTTTTGCAATAGCGTCCGAATTTGACACAATGTACTGTAAAACTGTATCTTGGATTTTTCCAGTTAATTTTCTTTGCATTTCATTAACAGCTAAATCTACAAAGCTTGGAATCTGTGAAGACAGATCAGATCTATTTAACCAGTCCGCTATTCTATTGAATAAATCATTTGAGTTTGTTACAGACATTACAGTCTCGCTGTTGTGGTTTTCATGTATGGGTAGTGTGTTTCAATGAGCTTGAAGAAATACTTCCAATCCATATCGGTATCGTTAAGTATATCGATTCCATGCTCTTGTTTGATTCTCATTGCATCAGTCATAGATAAATCTAAAACTTGATGGTAATTCTGTTTAGGATCGTATTTAACCCAATCGCTAGTAGCGTTTCTTGCGTTCTTGTTATCTTCTAATAACTGAGTAATGTCTTGACTAAAGTTCTGAACAATCTGTCCGTCTGAGGTGTAAACATTATCCTCTTGGACTCCATTACTAACAGTGCTATCTATCTTGTGATCCATGACTCTCTCACTTCTTAGTTTTTTTCTTCTTACTCTTCTTTGGTGGTCGTCCTACTTTAGTTCCGTATGTTCCTTTACCTGCTGGCATAATCTTCTCCAATAGTTAGATACAGGAAAAGGGAGCCGAAGCTCCCCCACCTTAGTTACTTAAACATTAAGCAATGTTGTAGTAAGCAGCGTTAGCTTCTTCAGAACGCGCTTCCAAAGTGTAGTAACACTCTAAAAGTTTTTGTTCAGCAGAAGTTTGAGTAGCGATGTCAGTAGTATGAATCTTCTTACCACCAGCAAAAGCCAAGCCCCAAGTGCTATAGTCAACAACGTACAAAGTTTTAGCAGGCATATGCTTGTTAGGAACAACAGCAATAGGGCCAAACTGAGAAACGTAAACAGCTACGCGAGAAATGATGTTACCGCCGTTTGTAGAGTTGCCGTCCAAGTTTGAATCAACATTGTTAGCCATACCATTTAAAGTGTTACGCAATGAAGCTACAGTACCGGCAGAGGCCATAATCTTAGCGCTGTTAATGTCGCCAGAGTTATCCCAAACACCGTCAAGAAGATCGTCCATTTTACCTTGGTCGATAGCAGTATTTGCACCAGCAATAGTTGGGACAGTAGAACCGTCACCTACACCAGCAGCATTACCTGGGTTATCAGTACCACCGTTAGCTTCTTGGTTAGTTACAAGGTAAGAACCAAATGCGCCAGAAACACCAGCAGCACCAGCAGTGCCTTGAGATTTAGTAGCAGGAGCGCCGTAGCAACCTAGAGTCTGCTTTTCAACGTCCATTTGCAACTCTTTACCAAGCTTCATCAACTGGTAAGCCATTTCTTTGCCAGGAACACCAGCACGATCCATGAACTCAGCTTTCTTAGTAACAGTTACAGTTTTATCTGCAATTTGGATAAAGTTACCAAGACGAACACGAGTTGTTCCAGCAACACCTGTAACTGGTGCTGTAGCTGCTTGAGCTTCAATAGCAGCGTTAGTATCAACAGCGTCTGCGTAAGTGTCAGTTAACCACTCATGAGTATCAGCAGTAGCGCGAGTTTGTGAGATACCAGAAGTGAAAGGAGTCATGAAAGGAGTAACATTAAAGATTACGTTACCTAAGTCTTCACGGATGTTTTTTACAGCGTCTAACGCTACTACTGAGGTTGATGCGATTGTAGCCATGTTAATTTACCTAATTATTTAAAAGAATCGAGAATTAAATCTACCGCAGAATCTCTTGAGAAAGAGCCATCACTTTGTGTGGCATTCTTAAACTTTTTAGATTGTGCAGCAGCCTGTTTTTGTGCTCGACTCGCTGACGCGCCTTTTCTTAGAACAGTCTTAGAAGCTTTTTTCTTAGGAGCCTTTTTAGTTGCTTCTACTTGCTTCTTAGTGCTACTAGCCATCGCAGCATCGTGCAACACTTTAAGTACAATGGCATCTGTGACAGTAGACAGCATTTCTGCGCTACCACCAATGCTTTCAAAGTACTCGGTCATAACTTCTACTTTCTGTGAAGCTACCTTTTGATCACTAAAGCTTGGCTCTAACTGAATTAATAACTCAGCTTGTTTAGCTGACTCAGCTTGCAAGTTCTGTAATCTTTGACCTTCGTATTGCTCATGTACTTGAGCAGCTACAGCATTGATCTCTTGTTCTTTTTGTTCGTAAAGAACTCGATTCTCTAATGCCTGTTCATAAGCGTAAGGATCTGATTGTTTTAAAGCTATTAACTCTTGAGTGGTGTGAGTGGGTTTTTGCCCGTAAACCATAGCTTGTGCATACTCTAACAGCTTTGCTGTTTCTTCAAGAGATGCTCCTCGCTCTGCCTCAAAAGTGTTTCGCTCTTCAGATAACGCCTGAGTCTTGCGTGTATAATCACCTTGCATCAAAACGCCGCTCTTAATCTTCTCAATGTCGTCAAGACCATTTTCAACAAGAAATTCGCGTGCATTGACTAGATATTCATATTCACCGTCTTCAAGCTCGATGTCACCAGAGAGTTCTTCTTCTCCGCCTTCATCACTATCTTCGGTTTCAACTTCTTCTAGTTGATCCAAGTTTTCGTCCACTTCTTCTTCAGAATATTCTTCTTCAGATTCCGCTTCAGCTACAGGTTCATTTTCAATTTCTCCTAAATCATCTTTAGGATTGATCATGCCCAAAATTGCTTCTAATCCAGCATCCTGCGTAATGGGTTCGTTACTAGAGAATTCCGAAGAGTTGTTCTCATTGTCTGACATTTGTATCTCCTCAAAGGGTCGGTTTCCCGTTGTCCTCAATTGTTAAGTAATAATCTTTGGTTTTTGTTCGTCTTTTAGTTTTAGGTATTGTTCAATTGTTGGGCAATTCCACAACTCATCAACAGCACCCTCTACGTCTTTCATTGTTAGCTTTGTAAAAGCCATTGTTCGCATCCAGTCAATTAACTCACCAGACACAATAAAATATTTTTTACTTTGCTCGCTTGGCGAGGCTTTCTCGTTGGTTTGCATACCACTCCATATTCTCTTTTAAAGCCTTAACTACTTTAACCTCTCTCCAGATATGCTCAACCTGATCAGGTCTTGATGCTCCAGAAAAAGCCCTGTACAAATTATCTTCCATTTCTTGAAAAATAAACTGTATTGCTTCGTCTTCTATAAGCCTTGCGGAGGCATTTGCCACCCGAATTCTTACATCTAGTTCTGCCTTATCACTAGGTAGACTAGTTACCAATCTTGACTGCTCTCTCACTGCGTGCCTCCAGATTTATTTCAGCCACTTTAAATTCGTTCTCATCTTCATGCTTCTTAACTTCAAGCATAAATTCTTGCTCTTTAAGCTCAAGCTCTGCTCTATCAAGCTCGACCTTAGCCTTTTCAATTTCAACCTGAGCCATAACAGCTTCCATCTGAACTTGCTGCGCTTGCATAGCCGCTTGCTGCTCTGGTGATGGGCCTTCTGGTTGACCAGTAAACTCTGGGCCTGGATCTGTAAAGTATCGCCCGTATGCTGCCTTATCATACAGCCTTACCATATCTTCTTGCAACTGTACAATCTGCTGCGGCATTACAGTAACGCCTAAGCCACCAGCCTGAACCATCATTTGCTGAGCTTGCATAGTTTGTTGCATATGGAACAACTGCTCAGTTTTAGAGCCATTACCAAGACCAACTAGAACTGTAACGTCTTTTCGAGCATTCCATGTGCGAGGATCAACCTCTACAAACTTATTGTTTAATCTAAAGATAGATTTGTCATCTGCGTGAGCAATCTCTAACTCATAGACACCCATAAAGACTTTACGCAAGAACTCACCGTACTCACGAGCAATTAAACGAATACGAGCTTGTCGCTTGGACAATACTTGGCTAACTGCACCCGCTGCTGTGTTGCCATTAAGAATATCTGGGTTAAGCGAGTTATCAGTAGACCCTACATCCTTTTCTAGCATTTGATCAGCCATACCCATCATATTGTTGGTATGAGCGCCAAACGAAGGCTGATTAGGGAATGAGATAGCATTAGGGTGCTTAACTAAATACGGAGCGCCAGGCTTACTGCTCATTACTGAGTCCAGGTCTACTTGTCCCTCTACGACCACAGGGCGACCGTTATTTAAGTTGTACTGATTATCTAACTGGTTACGCCAAAGCGTACTCTTCATCTTCTGGATGGGTGCTGCGGCATCCGCTGGACAAAGACCTGTAAGCTTGTGCGGCATACGGATAGGAGTCCAAGTTTCAAAAGGAATCTCATCAACTTCTTCAATATCTAATACTGTATTGCCGATCTTACAAACTTTAAGTAACTCATCAAATCCGTCTTCGTCACGGTCTACACGAATATAAACCTCATGTAAGTCGTAAGTGTTTGCAATTTGGTTCTCGTCACCATCGTAATCATCTGTATCAAAGTTACGAGCAATACGCTCAGGTGAGTCATATTCATTGTAGCCAGAAGAAGTTGACGCTTTGTCAATCTTAGACTCGCTAAAGCCCATCTCTAACAAGTCGCTTTTAGACTTTTGACTGCGCTGACGAACAAATCGAGCCTCTTTTACTGTAGTGGCGTTGCGATCAATACCAAACTCTTCAGGTGGAACAACTTCTACACGAGTAGAGCTTTTAGTTGTTGTGTGTAGCATTTTGCCAGAGTAATATATTGTCTGAGTAAGATCGTCTAAGTATTCCTCGAACTCAGTGATTTCCACTTCTGGATCAGCATCAAGTAGCATGAATGATTCTTCAGATATGTCATCAAAGTCGTGAGTGGTTGTAGAGTCTTCCATAGCTCGCCAGCGCTTAATAACACCTTGACGCTGTAGTAAACCATCGATAAGGCTATCCATAATATTGCTGAAGCCATCGTTTTGGCGATAAAATACATAGCGAATGTAGTCAGTAGCTTGCTGTGCTGCTTCAACATCCTCTTGACCTTCCGGTTCAAATCGTACAGTTTCATCATCAGCTACAAATAACTCCGCTATATCTGCTTTAATATTCTCAATGGTCTGGTAGACCTCTCGTGTAACAATACTTGAGTAGCCATCCCTTTCGTTGCCGTAAGACTCACCAAGATAGTAATCAAGTAAATCAGCACGAGTTTGCGCTGCATCGCTATCCATGTGATCAGAAACATTATCTTCATAGGAATTAATTGTACTCAGTAAATCTTTGTTTGTGATCATTATGTGACCCAGTTGTAATTGCTTTTAGATTCCTTAGTTTCCCAAGGGCGCTGTCTTTTTGATTTATCTTTACTTGGCTCTGCCCATCGCTGGCTTTGAAATGCGTATCTAGTTGCTGACATTAAATCATCTGCTTTATCAACGATTTTACCGTTCTCGCCAAAGTGATATGCGCCATACTCTTGTTGCCAATACTGGCAACTTTGAAATACTTTAAATAGCCCTTTCTCCATTGCTTGAGAAATAGCAGTAATGCCTGGAGCTATCTTTATGTCGCCTTTATTTTGCGACAAGTCTGGTGGATTGGTAAAGTGCTCAGGTAAGAAGTTTACACCTTCCTGCCTGTACTGCACTGCCATTGAATCACCACCGTCAAATGTTCTGTTACCATCGTGCGGCCAAGCTATAGGTGGTTGAACTGATCTAGCTCTAATCGCTATAGCGTGTTGCGTTGCTGTTTGACGAGACTCTCTGTACTCGTCTGTAATGTAAAAGCAGCCATTCTCTGGGTTTATTGCACCCCAAACAATAGCTGTAGGGTGATCAAACCCAAAATCTATGCCACAGATTCTATTCCAGTGAGCGGGTATTGTAAAATCTTCGACCACAAGTTTATCGAGAGTGTATGGGAATACCATACCTCTACCAAATACCGGCTGGCCTTTGGTTCTCATCTCCCGCTCATTAGGGAGGTACTGGGCTAGGATCTGCTCTTTTGCATCTTCATCTAAGTGAGGAGCCTCATCCCAGCCAGCTTGAACTAGAAACTGACCTTTCTTTCTATCATTCATAAACTGCTGAATAACAGGTGTCATACCGCTTTCAGGCGTGAACGTCATCATAACGAACCCACGCTTATCAAGTGTTCTTGTCAAGCACTGAGTATAGATGTTCTGTGCTGGCTGCTCATCTAGCCAGATCCAGTCAAGCGAAGAACCCATGAACTTCTCTTCACCCATCTCGTATGACTTAAACGAGATTACTGACTCGCCTATATGCACGCCAAAAGCATTGTGGAATTTAACTACAATACTTTCTACTGCATTAGGTATCTGCGGCTTTCTGACCACATCAACTATGCAGTCTCTAGGTATTGACCCAGAGCCACGCATTAATAGATTTACAGGATCACCTAGCAATTCTTTTTGCAAGATGTCCCGTGTGGTAACTGTACTAGCACCCGCTGCCCATGCGTTAATAGGCTTGGTAAATCGTTTACCTTTCCACCAGTCTGGGTACTTACCCGTTAAGTGACAAGCGGTAATTCTAGCTCCAGTATAAGTCTTACCGACCCTGTTGCCCGCCATTGCCAAGCACTGATTGTTCTCCTCTGTAGCATTAGACAGTAGTTCCTGCCAGCCATAGGGAGTCCATTGTCCTATTTGATTAAATAGAATCCTCTCTTCTTTCTCCTTCATTAATTGAAGGAGCTTCTCTTTTTCAGCTTTGTTTAAGTTGTTTGACATTAGCAGATGATTCAATCAGTTCCGATAGTTGTTCATCAAGTTCTGCATCAGAAAGGTCTGATACGGTTTGGTTAACATTTAGTTCTTTAGGCTTATCATGGCCTGTTCTGTGCAGAATATCTTGAGCCGCTTTTAAACGTA